GCAAAGATCATGTACAATCTTTTCCAGGCTCAGGATGTGCTTGATACTTCTTGTGGGTGGGGTGATCGCCTAGCCGGCTTTTACCTCAGTAACGCAAAGAGTTACACTGGTACAGACCCTAATCCGGCTACTTTTGAGGTGTATAAGAAGCAGGCTCACTTCTACGAGGAATGGTGCCTAGGTACGGATGCTAAGGATATTCGATACCTTGCTGGTCCTGACTGGTTCCGAATCATTGGACAAAAGGATGTCACAATCTACCGATCAGCCTCGGAGGATTTGACTCAGATGGATTATGGGATAGAATCGAGAGATATACTTTTCACTTCGCCACCATATTTTTCTACGGAACGATATGCTGAAGGAACCGAAAAGTCGTCTGATCAATCCTGGTCCCGCTATGATTCATATGAAAAATGGCGAGATGGATACTTCTTTCGGATGTTGGATAAATCTTGGGAAGCCATTCGGCCAGGTGGATACTTGTGTATCAATTTGATGGATCCAAAAATCAAAACTCAAAGGTATTATGCTTCGGACGACTTCATTGATTACTTGATCAAGAAGCCTAATACGAACTTCGTAGGATTGATTGGTATGGCTATCCAGCAACGTCCAAAAAAGATGGAATCTGAGGAAGCATTGAATGTTCACATGAACCGATGCTATATTGAGCCGGTTTGGGTTTTGCAGAAAACGAACGGGATGAACGCACTAAATACACTAGATATCGAACTGACCTGTAAGCCGTCCTCAATTTCCGACTTCTTTTGAAAGTTTTTACCATGGTTAAGAAAGCCGAAATCGCCGATTCCACTCCCACCAAGTTTGACGCCAGAAAGCATTTTGCCAAGGTCATTAAAGCTGCCAAGCTCGAAGATGCCGCTTGTGCTGCGGACGGTATTCCGGTGAATGATATTACGGGATTCATTGATACTGGTTCCTATGCTTTCAATGGATTAATTTCGGGGTCAATCTACAAAGGTCTTCCCAACAACAAGGTACTTGGTCTCGGTGGTGAGCAGGCCACGGGTAAGACTTACTTTGCGATTTCAATTCTAGGATTTTGGTTGACCGCCAATCCTACTGGACTGGTGTACTACTTTGAAACGGAAGGTGCCGTCACCTCAGAAATGCTCATTGAGCGCCTGGGTGAGGAACAAGCCTCCCGAATTCTTGTGATTCCGATCAATACAGTCCAGGAGTTCAAGAACCAAGGTTCACTCATCTTGGATGAGTACAAGAATACTCCAAAAGAAAATCGCTACCCATACTTCTTTGTACTCGACTCCCTTGGTATGCTTTCCACCACCAAGGAAATGTCGGATGCAATCAACGAAAATCCTGTCCAGGATATGACCAGAGCCAAGGAAGTCAAAGCTGCCTTCCGATTGCTCACCAGAGCCGCGTCCCGCTTTGGTGTTCCTATGATTGTTACCAACCACGTTTATGCTCAGATTGGTAGCACTTCCCACACCAAGTCACATGGCGGTGGTTCCGGATTGCTGTATGCCGCCAGCATCATTGCAGACCTTTCCAAGCGAAAGGATAAGGATACTGCCGATGAACATGTTGGTAATATCATCCACGTCAAGCAGTCGAAGGGTCGCTTGACCAAAGAGGGATCGATGATCGACTGCAAGCTCTCCTTCACCAAGGGTTTGAGTCGGCACTATTACTTGATCGATATCCTTCTGGCTACAGGTAAGATCACAAAGGTTGGTAACAAGTACCAATGGCCTGGTATTCCCGACAAGACTTTCTTTGAAACCACCATTTATAAGGATCCAGAACGCTTCTTTACCAAGGAAGTTCTGGATATGTGTGATGCAGCTTGCGGTGAATTGTTCAATTACGGTACCGATCTACCGGATGATTCGAAGTCGAATGCAGAAGCTTTGGAAGAACTTACCAGTGGAGTAGAAAATGACGCAACAGTCTAATAAGGGACTACCGAAGTCCATTCTTGAAACCCTGAAAAATACTCTTTTTGGTAAGGACAAGTCTCCAGCCAAAAAGAAGTGCGAAACCTACCGATATACCTCGGCGGGCTTTGAAGGTAATCCAGCCATCAAAATCACATCTGGTAAGTACCAAGGTGTAGTACTTCACTACGGCAAGGTAGAGTTCGGTGATACTCCTACTGGTGATGAACCGATCAAACTAAGCTTCCAATATCAAGTGGATGCTAATCCCAATCCACTTTTGGATGTTACCACCAATGAGTTTATTACAGTCATTGGTGACATTCTCACTGACATTGTTTGGTGGGAACTTCAGGATCCGCGTAAGGGTTTGACGGATGCCATGTTACCATTGATTCCGGCCAAGAAGTCCGGCTCTAAAGTCGAGTCGGTTTGATCACTCCATCATCCGGTGTACTATTAATAGATCGCTACTAAGGATGAATTCTCTTTGAATCCTATCTCTAGAATTATCATTCGAACTCTTTTCGTGGATGAAGCTTATGCGACCAAAGTTTCACCTTTTCTACATGTGGATTACTTTCGAGAAGCTTCCGAGAAAACACTTTTTGCTGTAGTTGCAGGTTACATTGAAAAGTACCGCAAGCTTCCAACTTCCGAGGAAATTCGGTGCGACCTCCATAAGTTGAAAATCGCTGATGGTGTTTTCAAAGGTTGCATCGAAATTGCCGACTGGATCGATAAAACCAAGTCGGAAAAAATCAACTTTGACTGGGTGGTAAACGAGTCGGAGAAGTTCGTCAAGGACGAAGCCATTTATATTGCCATGAAGCGGGCTTTGTCCATCATGAGCAATAGTGATACCAAAGAGCCTTTGACAAAGGAAGCGATTCCTGATCTTTTGTCGAAGGCTCTTGGTATCAGTTTTGATTCCTCCGTTGGTCACAATTACTTTGACGATTACCAGAAGCGGTACGATTTCTACCACAATCTGGAACTCAAGATTCCATTTGATCTTGAGTATATGAACAAGATTACCAATGGTGGGGTAGCTGAGCAATCACTCAACATTATCCTCGCCGGCGTCAATGTAGGTAAGAGCCTTTTTCTGTGCCATCATGCGGCTCATTGCTTAAACATTGGTAAAAACGTACTTTATATCACTGCTGAAATGCCGGAAGAGCAGATCGGTCAGCGAATTGATGCAAACTTGCTTGATGTAGAAATAGCAAATCTTCCACTTCTCACCGAAGATGATTATCGGAACAAGATTCTCCATGCTCGGAAGAGGACTGCCGGAACACTGGTGATTAAGCAATATCCAACTGGTACCGCTCACGTTGGACATGTTCGTCAATTACTCAATGAGTTGCAACTCAAACAGGGATTCAAACCACATATCATTTTTGTGGATTACCTGAATATCATGCTACCACTCCGAGCCAAGTTTGGTGGTGATGCAAACTCGTATGGTTACTTGAAGATGATTGCAGAAGAGTTCCGGGGTTTGGCAATGGAGAAGAAAGTGACAATTTGGTCCGCTGGGCAGTTTAACCGTGGTGGAATGGACAGTTCTGATCCAAGCATGACCCAAACCGGTGATTCGATGGGACTGCCTGCTACTGCCGACTTTATGATCGCGGCAGTTACTTCGGAAGAGTTGGCTAAGCAAGGTCAGTTCATGTTTAAACAACTCAAAAATCGCTTTGGTGACAACCAAGAGACGGTTCGATTCATTGTGGGTGTCGACAAGAAAAAAATGCGTCTTTTTGACGTTGATCCATCAAGCCAAAAGCAGATCATGAAAAGTCCGGGTGCAAAGAAGGCCGCACTGGAGATGGATGATGAGGCTAGTTTATCCTCTCCGGCTACAGTAAAGAAGTACAATGGTGAAAAACCAAAAGATACCGAATCCTTTGGGTCAGGTTGGAAGTAAGAATTTGATGTTTGTTGCTTGCATTTCACCAAAGATAGATTATAATGATGATGTGTTCAAGAAAGACCTTTTCAACTCAAGGAGAACGAATCATGGCTAAGGCTCAAATCAGGCGTATGGATCATACAGGTGACTCGCTCGTTGCCGAGTGGGACACTGAGGTCGAAGAGGAAGTGAAGGTGGCTCAAGATGAGCTCACCAAGTTCCTCGACAGCTGCGTCAAGGAATACGGTTCCGAACCGCCCGTTTGGGTTCGTCGAATCGGTCAGAAGGAATACGATATGGGTGGACGCGATTTGGATTTGTCCACTGTTGAAGAAGTCATCTTTCAGCCGATGATCCGGGGCGGCTAAACGTCTCTGCCGGAAGCCTGTAATGGGTCCGGATGATGAAATACTCATCCGGCTCAATTTTCCCAAACACAAGGAAACCACGATGCCACTTCCACCGACATACTCAGGGACCAAAGAAAGGTCCCAAATCTCAATTGTGCGAATTACTCGGCAAGTTCACTTATATGGATTGAACTTTCTGGTAGAAGTGGCAAGCAAACGGGTGCTCGATTTTATCACTGTTGAGCTGAAGGTGAATTGCATCACAGATAAGACCAAGATACTCTCAGGTGGTCGCCTGATTGAGCAAGGTTTTCGTCTACCTACAATCAATATACGAGTACTTGGCTTCACTCAATGCAACAAGCTTACCGAGGTTGAAGCCCGAGAAGTCTATATCAAACTCACCCAGACAATTCGGTCAAGTCTTGAATACTACAAGACTTCGATGGTCGAACAAGTCCGAGGAAGCGATCAAGCTGCTGAGTACTTTACCAGATACGACCAGATGACTGGTTTGGAAGTCAACAATCTCTTCCAAGGTATCATGTGGGGCATTCTGCTTCAGAATCAGGTTTTACCTAATGATGTTTTCCGAAATGTCCTCCAGAATGAAATGAACGTAACCAAGTTCAATCATATTGGCTTCATGGATACTGCGGATGATATTCCGGAACTTGATCCAGTTGCAACCACTGGTGCTCTTCGAGGTGATCATACCATCAAGACGGAAGCTGATATTCGCAGGGAGATTGCGGCTGAAATCCGTCGAATCAGATGGGTCGAAGAGGAGAAAAAGCAGGAAGAGAACCGGCTAATCCAAGAACTAAGATGGCAACAAAATGCTCAAGCTGTAATTCACGAGCAGATTCAGGCAAACAAGGAAAGAATGCGACCTAAGCTTGTCACCAACGCGGATCATCAAGCAATGATCCTCCTAGGTAAGGTGGTTGGCCAGGAAGTTGCAAACGAATTTCTGGATACTGGTGTAGTTTTGGTGCAACGCGAAGGATATACTTTCAAGATTCATGCTCGAGCATTCATCGAAGTACTTGATCCGGCTGGTAAGACTGCCAATCTTTGCATCCATAGTCAGCAGTTTTGCTGCAATTTTGTGGATGAAGTTGTGATTGCTTACCTGAACATCAAAAACAACTTCGAGGAATACATCAATACGGCTAACATCTTTGCGTCACCGGGATTTAAGAAGTTTCCGGAAAGGAAGAGGTAATGACGTATTTAATTTACTCCGCAACTCCCGATAAGAAGGACGAGCGAATTAAGGAACTTGAAGAGCAAGTCAAAGTACTTGCTCTGGGTATGCGAGCTACGAGTGACCTGGATGAAACTTGTTGCTTTCCATCAAGTTGCCCGGAATCAGAAGAAGCCTATTATCAAGCTCAAGTGGTTGCCGATGAGGTACTGAACGTATGATCTACGTTGGAGACATCCACGGTCACTTCGGCTTTATGAAGGATTTCGCTCTAGGGAATCCAGAGAAGCCAATGATCCAAGTAGGAGACTTCGGTATCGGTTTTGGTGAGCCAGTACCTGAGTTACCATCCAATCTCAAGTTCATTCGCGGCAATCACGATGATCCGGAACTCTGTCAAGCTTCACCAAACTATCTCGGTGATTTTGGAATGCAAGATGGTATATTCTTCGCTGGCGGTGCTGATTCAATTGATAAGCTTCACCGAAAGCGATTCATAAGCTGGTGGCCTAATGAACAATTGACGTATTCACAGCAAATGAAGGCTATGGATCTTTATCGAGAATGCTTGCCTAGAATTGTTGTAACCCACGACTGTCCAGATTCGGTATGTACGGAACTATTCCAAATCTGGCAAGGTAATTCCACAAGAAGCTTTCTACAAGAATTACTGGAAATTCATAAACCACAGTACTGGATCTTCGGTCACCACCATAAGTCCCGTTGTAAGGTGATTCAAGGTACCACGTTTCACTGTCTAGCCGAGTTCGAAGCCAAGGAAATTTTATAAGTACTTTACCTATGACCACTTGTAACAACTCTCGCCATGACTACCCATTCATTTCCGGTCCTCCCGGTGAAGTACCTCATACGCACATTTGCCCAGCTTGCGGTCAAGTAACACTGGTACCTTGTACTCCCATCAAGTTGTCACCATATCAGGAAGCTTGTAGGCAAGATATCAAGAAAGTGATCGATTTTGGAATGTCACCAATTGGTAAGCTCTTGGCTTCCGTTGAACAACCACCAAAACTATGCTCCCATATATAAACTCGTCATGGTGAATAGATTTACAACTTGGTTGCGACCTTCCCTCGAAAAGGAATTTCGCTATCCACAACCTACCAAACGCCCGGTAGGTACCGTAAATCCAAATTTAGCTGCCTGCTAAATTAACACGACTCGCTTGACATAAAACCTAAATCTGATAAAATACAATCTGCAATTGATGCAGAACTTCGATCTTTGCCAAGTAAAGAGCTTTGTTGGAATGATGGGTAAAACTGTCATACTCCGCAGTAGAGGGTTTAATGGTAAACCGCATCCCTCCAAAGGATGAGACTGAGAGTTCAATTCTCTCCTCTGCGGCTTTGTTCTGATATGTTAATGAGACTACCGGTGTCTTCCGGAGGTGTAGGGTACAGGTAACACAATAGCAATCCTACTCAGAACATAACTGTGGTTGGATATCCGCAGTATAAATCTAAACATCCTCTGACTTGGTAAGCTGGAAATAACCAGCTGCGTTAATGGTTCAAGGTATCTGGATATGCTGAAATAACCCGGCAAAGCCGTCAAGGTCAGCAATCCCAAACTCCCATTCACAGCAATATGGAGAGCTTCCTGACCTTCGAGGAATTGTACAATTACTCGAAGGTGTGAATGTACCACGTGGGTTGAGAAACCTAGAAAAGCGTGATACCTAGTGGTGGAAACACCACCCAAGTCTTTCAAGTTCACAATGGCGAAAAAAGGTAGACGCGATTGACTTATTCCACGACGCATGGAACGTCGATTCCGATAGTTCCTTTCCTATCGGGTGTGGGTTCGATCCCCACTTGTGAACCTTCAATAATTCGACCTTTATGATAGTCGGCTTGTGTGTTGCATTCCCTCTCTTATCGCATGAGAGCATTTGGAACACTCAAAATCATACCTGGTTGCACGAATGGTTAGCCATCCAGGGAATCTGATACCAAAGGCGGAAAATGAAGTGGTGATCAGTCCACTTTGATGAGCCTGGGGTTTACTTCCACGATAGAATAACGGTAATTCACCTCACTGTTAATGAGGATGATGGTAGTTCAAATCTACCTTGTGGAACTTTAGATTGGGGATGTAGCTTAACTGGTAAAGCATTCGGTCTGCGCCCGAACGATTGGATTTCGATTATCCACATTTCCATTGATTATTGGTTCGATTTTTAGAGTCTCCACTTATACATACTTCTATGAATAGAGTATGTAAATTTTGTGGTAATTCATTTTTCGAACCTAATGGTAGGATATTTTCAAACCATGTTAAATGGTGTAAAAGTAATCCTAAACGAAATGATCAAAATGAAAACATTCGAAAAGGTCATGTGATTACAGCGAATACTCGCTTCGGTAAATATGAACTATTTGATAGGATTTGTGAAAAATGTCACCAACCCTTTCAAGTTCGTACCCGCAGTAAAAACAAAAAACGTAATAAACGATTTTGCTCTCGAAGTTGTGCCAATACACATGTATTTACGGATACTAGGTGTGATAGTATCTCTCTTGGTATTAGAAAATATTTGGTTGAATCTGGTTGGACTCCTAAAGAACTTCACCCATGTGTATTTTGCCAAAATGAAACGCAAAATAAAACATTTTGCTCAACTAAATGCGGTCATGAATACAGGAAATCAGAATACAGAAAACAAGAGAGTTCACTTCGACAATACAGAGTACTAGCAAAGTTTCAATTTGGAGTGTCAGATTATCCAAACGAATTTGACTTTTACTTAGTAAGGCAGTATGGTTGGTATGCACCAGTAAATCGGGGAAATAATTTGGGTGGAGTGTCAAGAGACCACAAAGTATCGATTCGTTATGGATTCGATAATAAAATCGATCCAAACTTTATTGGTCATCCTGCAAATTGTAGACTGCTTCGACATAATGAAAATTCAGTCAAAAATGTCGGATGCTCCATTACTTTTGAACAGTTAAAATCAGATATCCGGTCTTGGGAAGCCCGATATCCGAGTCAAGATTTTCAAATCTAATAATATACGTCAGGTTGTGGGTGACTTTCCATTCATTTAAGTAAACGGAACCCAGCAGAATCAAGTCAGGTAGCACTTCGGGTGAGCCTTCCTGACCGCTGATACCAGAGGTGGAAAATGAGGATTTATAGTACTTTTCCTCGAATGAACCTAGGGTAATCGTCTTTGTTCTAGATTGATGGAAAGTAAACATAGCCCACCGAACAATGGGTGGTCCTTTCGAGGACTTGGAGGTTCGAATCCTCCATCTAGAACTTTAACAGGATGTAGACCGTAACTTGGTACCGGGCTGCGTTTGGGACGCAGAGCTTTAAACAGCCGTGGGAGTTCAAATCTCCCCATCCTGATTAGTATACTAGGCATGTATACCAACGGCAGAGTCAATGGTTTTAGAAACCATCAAGTATCAGTTCAAATCTGATCATGCTTACTTCCAATTGAGATGGTTTTGAGCCGATGCGAGTTTCTTGCTTCCGATTAGATACCGGAACCTGAAACCGGCTCACCTAAGTGGCTTCAATGGCTGATGACTTGATTCCATGTAAGTGAGACAATCCCGACGCCGGTGTATTAACGCATCCTTCGGTACTATGTACCGTTCGGATATACACTGCTGGTTAAGCTGAACCATCGATAGTCTGTGGACCATGCCCCGCAAAGGGAGCACCAGATGTTGACGAACCTAAAAATCGTCCAAACCAGCGAGTCAGGTGGAAAGCCTGGCACAAACTTTGAGTACCAGTTGGCCAAATGTCGTAAACCCGATTCCTAGCCGTAGGGTAGTTAAACCTGAACCTGCTGCAGCAGGGTACAAACGTACGGCTGGTACTCATCTAAAATAGGTGTTCATCCACTAATCATACTTTGCTATGCATTACTGGATTGACCCGTGCCAGGTCGATTGCTCGGAAAGCACCAAAACAGAATGTTTAGAGTAGCAATCCGTTCTATCGCCTGCAACACCTTTAATATGCATAGTGGACCACTCCTCAGCCACTTTAAATCCAAAGGAAACAACAAGTAGAACTGTGCAAATGTCCGGTCAATGTATACCGGCGAAGGTTAGCACAATCCAGGACTACCTAGATGAGGCCTTGGATGTCCCGCGGTTTTGATACCCATGGACTTGTTGGGTTCGAATCCCACCTATCTTGGATTGCCGGTGAGTCCCGGCTGACCCTAATAAGGTCAAACAGCTCCATGGGTCCCATCCTTGTACCATGTAAAAAGCTAATGATAGGAGCCGCATACCTTTGGTTACGACTGAAGGTGTGTTTTTGATCCGTGTGGTAAAATAGGGATTATTGGGTGTGTTTACCACTTTGATAATACCTCCCTCACTGGAAAGGTGCAACCAGGCGACTCGACAAGAGTAATGAGCCAAGCATCCAGTACGGATCCTTTATTTGGGAGTAGTGGTGCAATCGGCTGGACACAGTGGCCTTAAAAGCCACTTTTCGAGTAATAGATTCGAATAAAGGAAAGAAGTGTCGAAAATCGCTCCTTTAGCTCAGATGAAGAGCAGGGATTTTGTAAATCCCAGGTCATCGGCTCGAACCCGATAGGGAGCTTTCCATACCAACTCCCGCAAGTCAGTTCTAAGCCTATGGCTCTGGTAGGCTGTACTGTACCTGAGGTAATACCAAGAGGTTGACGTCCGGGTCACTTACCTTTTGGAGTTGGTTGGACTGGTGACGAAACCGAGGATCATATCGGCGTCCTGCGAAGGTGTTGGATCCCCACCTGTCAAGTAAGGACTATACCACCAGAATTTATCCCCGATTAGTGAAACCTGGTTATCACGCTAGCCTTACATGCTAGAGTTCTCGGCTCAAATCCGGGATTGGGGACTTAAGGAGATCAAATGTACTATTATACATCCGCAGGATTTTATGAGTTTACATTTGGTAAATTCGTTATTGAGTTTGGTTCCACCATTTGGGAATTTTCTCGATTGAGAATTTACCACAACAATAAAATCATTGCTCTAATGGATCTAATTTGAAAAGGATTCCTCCCATGGGTGCTCTACTCAAGCAAACTCTCAACAAAGCTCGAACGCTCCTCCGATGTGACTTCGAGGAGAATCATAGACATTTTTACTTTTATTGTCCGGGCTGTAAGCGCCTCCATTGCTACAATGTGAACCACAAAAATAGCAATGGTGCTCTTTGGAGTTTCAATGGAGACTTTGAAGTCCCATCCTTCTCACCAAGTCTCCGGTATCTTGGCTATCCAACAGGGACACTCTGTCACTTGTTCCTAACCAACTCCACACTGGTTTACTGCTCCGACAATCCGCATGATCACAATGGTAAAACCATACCATTACCGGTGATTCCCGAAAGTGAAATTGTCGGCTTATTCGGTGAAGACGCACCAATTGAGCGATTGGCGGCTTGACAAGTATCACCCACCATGATACAATCACTTCATGAAATGAGGTCTTCAAATAATGGAATGGTATCATTTCGAACGCGTGGTACTAGTGGTAATATCTGTGATGGTAGTATGCGCTACAATTGTGTTTATTTACTGGGATTATATCGGATAGGTCGGAAATTAGAAATGGAGATTGTCGATGACCGAACAAAGTGAATTTAAAAAGAACCTTGCCGCCCGGGCTACTATTCGAGTAGTAAAGGTGCTTGACCATGACTCCTTTCAACCTAAAGTTGGTATCCAATACAATCCGGAAGCTATCATTGATGCTTTAGCCGCCGGGCTACTTGATGTTGAATCACCGGAAGTGAGATTGGTTCAAGCTGCCAATGAAATCTACACCAAATAACGTGATCCGCAAATTGATACCAAAATCGAAGGAATTCCAGCCGCACTCAGAGCATTGGGTATTCATGTTGTGGAGGTTGATACTCCTACTTTTATCATTAAAGATGGCCGCCTCGATCCAAATACCGGCCCAAGTAATCCAACGAACTTTTTGGTATCCCGATGCATCCAACCTAACCAGCATGGTGGTGATCTTTCTGCGGAAAATATTGCAAAGATTATTGCATCAAGTGATGAGGTTGATCGCTACCCCAGGTCTGCTGGTATTGCTTTTAATCAAGCCCGAATCATCCCATTACCAGAAGATGCGTTTGGTGTACTTGTCCGATTGTCATTTTTGAACTAGGAGTTCCTATGTCCGAATCGTCCAATCCAGTAAAACTTGATACTTCTATCCCTAATCGACGAATTTTCTACATTGATATTCCAGGACCCAAAGCTCCAGAATATGTGAAGGAATTCATCCAAAAGATGAAGGATATTTGGATCTAAATAACTTTCGCTTGGGTAGGAAAGGATGCGCTTAGTCAAACCCAATAGAAAGCTGCGCTCCGTAGAGCATGAAGGCTACGTTAAAATTATGCAACGCTTTAAATGCCAACGATAACATCGCTGGTCGTATCGGCTCCGCGCCGGTCCGTCTCGCTGCCTAATAACAGCGAAAGAGTATGATAGACTTCCTGTAAGAAACCATACTCTTCAAGACTCCATCAGGATCGACCGTGGTATACACCTTGAGTACCATAGTCTAAAATCCAAAAGGTTAGATTGAGTGGATGCTGTCAGTGGTAGCCACTCAATTGAAACTAAATTACTGACCATGAGTGTGGATGAAGCTTTCTTTTGATTGATCTAAAAACGTGGGTTCGAATCCCACCCTATCCATTTTCTGTTTTGCGATAATTTGAAGTGAATTATTTAAGGATGTAGAATGACCACACGCGACTTTGCTTACTGGTTACAAGGACTATTTGAAATACGCGCTGCCGACCCGAATTCACCCAAAGGATTGACGGCTGCTCAAGTGGAAACAATTGAAAACCATCTGAAATTGGTTTTTAAACACGATCTTGATCCTCAAGAGCCGGGTGATGCTCAGGAAAATCAGAATATCCATGATGGAAAACCACCAGGTCCATTTCTTCATGGTCATCCAAATGCACGCTGCTAGAGTTGACCTAAATCACATTTATCGTACAATAGTAATTGTCTGTAATCGAAGAGTGGCAGTATCCACTATTTCAACAAGTGTCTTTGAAGCTTACCGCTCGTCGGAAGAAAGTTGAAAGAAGCTTCTTTGACTGATACTGCCACTCTTCGATTGCAAACTAAATTAAGGATCTAGAATGGCTCACCCTCGAAAAATTCCTGGTAACATTAGAGTTACTCGAAAAGTCAATCAAATGGGATTTCAACCTGCTTTACTTTTAGATGTAAATCCCCGACGAAATGGTTGGAAACCAGGATCGCCGGGTGCCAAGCTATGGTCTGCTATTTGCGATTACATGCATGTAAAAGATGGCAATAAAAGTCTTTCCGGAGTATCTCTTTTAGTTCAAGAGCTGCAACCTGGTCAACTTGACGGTATTTTAAAGGACAAAGCATGCTCCAAGTAGGCGATATCGTAAAGATTCTTCCGGGTACTTCTCAGTATCACAACCTTCTGTACAATGGATGGTTTGGTAGAATTACCCACTTGTACTACGGCCAATCTGGTGAGTTTGAAAGCGCTCTGGTCGATTCCGATAAAGCTGGCTTTCTTCAAGCTGTTTCATTCATTTCGCGATTCCCATTGGATCAACTTGTGAGAGCTCCCAGTATATTAGACGCTTCTAACTTGACCGCCCGGTTCTCCGAATATTCATTTGTAGTAACACCTGCTTGGAAACCAACAAAATGATCCCTCCTACTTGCAAACAATTGTGGAATGAAGAATGTGGTGATTCTATCGCTCACTACGCCGATGATAGTTGGCGACATGGTTCTTATTGTGAAGATATTTACCACCGCAAGGAAGATGGTACATATTGGTCGGCATCTTACCGAAAATCCGGTGATGGTGAAACCAATGAGTTCCGTGAAGGCGATGCAATCATCCAACAAGTAGAACCTTATACCGTGACAGTTACGAAGTACCGACTTGTAAAGGAAAATGAAGATGCCTAAACTGACTCGACGAGAAGCCAATACTATTGTGAACAAAGTGGATAATTTTGGTATTGGATATGACATCCTCGCAGAAGACTACGTTGGAAACATCCGGCAGTATACCTGTCCGGACTTCAAGCGCTTACTTTCCAAGTATGTCAACACTCAAAAGGCGTTCAAGAAGGCCAAACGTGAACTCAAGGATTTTGTTGAAACTACCGCTACGACCCGGCAATCCAAGGTAAAGAAGCATGCCTAAGCTTACTTCAAAGCAAGCAAAGAAAATTTTAAACCATTTGGACTCCGAAGATGTTGGATATGATCTTTTTGTTAGCCAATATGATTACTTCCAAGAAAAGTACAAGTGTCCCGAATTCCAAGAGAAGCATCGGCAATATGTACTGGCTCGTAAGTTAGTAGACGCAACAAAACAATCCCTTCAAACCTTTTTGAATGAGTCTTACGATGAATGAACCACTCACAAAGGAAGAAGCTCAAGAACTTTTAAACTGGATCGAGGATGATGGCTTTGACCATACCTTCCCGCGGGATCGGCATTTTACTGATCCAAGATTAGAAAATCTGGCAAGTCACTATGGGTACTACTCCCGCGAAGCAAATCTAGTCAAAGGTGAATTGATGGTATATCTTACCAGGATTGCAGGAAAATAGTCTCATTCGTAGCTCAGATGGATAGAGCAATTCCCTTCTAAGGAATAGGTCAGTGGTTCGACCCCACTCGGATGAATTGCGGGCAAGAGAAACGGTAACTCGGTACCCTCATAAGGTACAGAACTTGGTTCAATTCCAAGGCTCCGCTATTTGGTAGTGTCAAAGGAAATAATCAATACCTTTGGACGAAGCATCTAAGTCGGGCATTCTGGATTTGGAGCAACGATATGGTATCAGTTAAGCAGATGTGCTTGCAACCATCGGAGGCCAGAAGTACCGTGAGTGGTTGTACTCGAATGAGCTGACAAGCTCTGGGATACGAGGGTCCACACTACCAACTTTATTTTTAGGACAAACCATGAAAATCATTCCACCAACACCAGAAGAACTTAAATCCATACTTTGTACTAAAATTGAGTGCACTGGATTCCAACAGTGGTTTACTGCCATGGAAGTAACCAATATCCATTATAGGATATCAGACAAAACTTGCTGGAAGGTTGTAACGCATACCAAATACGGTAAAGACAACGTTCCTGATACAGTAACAATCGAGCAAATCGTACAAGTTATGCCCAAAACAACGGTTAAGGTCACAACCGAATGGGTACCCATTGACTCAGATCAATAATCTGTTACAATG